TTATTAATCAATAATTACCATGCAAAAAAGATTTATAAAGATGGAGACAATATTCCTTTTTTAACTTCTGGAGGAATATTTACGGGAGCAGCTACAAATATTTTTAGAGTGGATGATGAAAGATATTTTTCAGGAACAAGAAACCCAACAACACAGGCAACTTTTGGATTAAGTAATCCAATGCCTAATATGACTTATTATAAATTACCTTATGAATTAGTTAGAACTTCTAGTAATCCTGATACTGACGAAGAAAGACCAGCAGGAAGAATAACTCTCAAGAAAAGAAGAAAACTTCTTGGATCGTGGCCTGTAAGAGCAGGTTTCAGAAGTGGTGGTGATGCTCTTCAAAGAAGTGGTGATAAAGATTTAGCGAAAGGAGATATTATTGAATATCAAATATTAGGTAGTGGAGATTTAGATGAGAATTTATATGAAGGAATTGGTTATCAACAAAATATAGAAACTTTAGAGTTAACAATGGAACCGCATGGACTTGAGGATGTTAACGCTGCTGTAAAAACAATTAGAGAAACCACTGATTCTGCTATTACAGAAGATGAACAATATATGGCAGGCACAACTTTAGTTAATTGTTTTCAGATTGACGAATCAGATCAACAATGGGATGGCATTCCTTGGTCTGGTACGTTTCATAGGCATTATTATTTTGAAGTACTAGAAGAAGGTCGATACCATGCAAGTCCTTCGGAAAGATTAGATGGCAACCATACAAGTAATCCTAATTGGGATACAAGTGCCATAAAAAAAGGTGATGCCTATAATGCTCCATTCTTTACTGTTAGGCCAACTCGATTAGATAGGGATGATCATTTTTATTATGATCAAATTTATAATGAATTGTATGAACCACATATAAGGTATGCACTACAAAAAGCAACTTTAGGAACAATCTCTAATAATAGAAAATGTGATATTACTGAAATAGGAATTAAGTCAAAAGTTTACAAACAAATGACTTTTGCAAACGCAAACAGCAAGCCTGAAGAAGATAAAATATATGAAGTTTTTGATAACAAATCTACTTTAACTTTAGGACAAGTTAATAAATATATTACTAGATTTAGTTTCTTTAAGTTACAAGTAAAAATTGATAATGTATGGACATGGTTACAACCTGACACTACAAGCTATGCAAATCATTCTGGTTTGTTTTGTGTTAAAGGTAATACTCCTGAATTTCAATATAACTATATAAGAATAGACCATCCTGGTAGAGAAGAATATGAGTTTAGATTTTTTCCTTGGCCTGGTAATGATGTAATAAAAGATGTAATTGCTCTTGAAAACAAACCAACCTCTCCAAAAGTTAGAGTGTGTTTATTAAATGCAAATAAAGCAACTAATGTTGGTGAATTAGAGCAGTTTTCATCCAATACTTTTACTATTAGATTTGCAGGAAAAAGAAATTATGCTTTAACTAAAAGTATTTTAAGTAATCCAGAATGGAATTTAGGACATCCAAGTAAGAATTTAGTAGAAGGATCTTCTAGTACAGTTATTGGTTTTAATAAATTTCATGTAGCTAATTATGATAATCCTTCTGCATCTAATCTTCCTACAACTTATCCAACTGTTCAAAGATGGGTGAAAGCTTCTCATCGAGATTATGGAACTATTACTGATGGAGTTTCTAGGCCATTTGAAGGCCCATACCATGACACAATTATTGTTCGTTTCGATAACTATCCAAGGGCAGGAAGAATTACATGGAGTTTATACATCAACCCAAGCGATGTAACCGCAGGAACTCAAGGATATGATGGCAACGCTTATTGGGGTTCTTTAGAAACAGACAGTAATGTGAATGCTGTTCTTAATACTCCAGCAACGGAATTTCATTATAATTACGGAACAAATGGAAAAATATTTGGAGGTAAATTCCATCCTGTTTTAGTTGGAGGACAACATCCTTTTAGTCAAAGTACTTGGTATTACGTTAGAAAAGAAGAACAATATGGAACGATTGCAACTCCTGTAATTGATTTGTCGTCTTTATCTCTTGCAAATAAAAACTATTCAGATGATGGTTCGGGACTGAAAATTAGTTTAAAAGTATGGACAAACTTACCTGATAAAGACAGGTATTATTCTCTTTGGGATTTAGTTGACCCAGGTTCAAATTATACAAATGGAGACAAAGTTGTAATCCCTGCTCAATATTATGATGGAAGTTTGCTTGTTCGAAAGCAAGAATTAATTTTAGAAGTTGAATCAGGCGAACGAGCTTATAGCGATGACATTGAACATAAATTAAATGTATATGATGCTGCTGCTGATTTTTGGAAATATGAAGGAGATCAATCTAGTCATTTAGAAGGCCCAGAGCATCAGATAACGTATGTAAATGAAATAATAAAAGATACAGAAGATCAAGCAACATACGAAAACTTAGCTTATGCAGGATTAAGAGTTAATAGTTCAAAAGAATGGACAAACTTTAGTCAGTTTTCTGCTTACTTTAAAAAAGGAATCAAGGTAAAAAGTTTATTAGGTGGAGTTGATAGAGCTACATCTTTATTTCCTGAAATTGCTTATGCGTTATTAACAGATGAAAAACTTGGTGCTGGTGCTGTCATTAATGTTGATTCTGTAAACGAGACTAATATGACTGTTGCAGCTAATTTTTGCAAAGCAAATAGTTTTTTCTGGGATGGTGTTATTTCAAATAAAGTTAATTTAAGAGAATTTATTTTTGAGCAAGGAACGCATTGTTTATTAGATTTTACAATTGTCGGAGGACAATTTAGTTTATATCCTTCTGTTCCTTTTGATGAAAATACTTATGAAATGAAGAATGATAAAGATGTTGTTATTAAAGCGATGTTTACCGATGGTAATATTAAAGATTTACAAGTAGCTTTTCTTGCTCCAGAAGATAGACAAACTTTTAAAGCAAATGTTATTTATAGAAATGAAAAAGAAAACGGATTTCCAGAAAACAATTCTATAGTTGTACGTTTTCATGGAACAGAATATAACGACGATCCATTAGAAACTTTTGATTTAAGTGGTTTTTGTACTAGCAGCAAACATGCAAAAACTTTTGGAAAATATATTTTAGCAACAAGAAAATTCGTCGATCATACAATTACATTTAAGACGGCTCCTCATTTTATTAATGGTGTTCAGCCTGGAGACTACATAAGAGTATTTTCAACAACTCAACATGTTCAACGATTTAATAACGGTGCAATTCTTGCTGATGGAACGGTTGTTAGTAAAGATACGATTAGTGGAAGCAAGACATTTTATTATTGGAATCCTTCTGAAGAAGTAGTAAAAGAAGCTACTGAAAATTTTTCCAACCCATTACCTGCTACTTATCGAGGTTCTTTATTTACGATTAAAGAATCTGAAGCTTCTGATCAATGCTATAAGGTTGAGAATATTACGTTTGGAGAAGATGGATTAATCGAGCTTTCTGGATCGTATGCAGAATTGGATGGAAATAAACTAGCTATGTTGCAAAGATGGGATGATACTGATGTAAATAATCCCTTGTTTGATTATGACTTGGAGTAACTAATGGCAACAGCACAACCATTTCCTACCGTTAAACCAACTTCCAGAAGTTATAACCCTGGAACGTATCCAAGTACCACGTTTGAATCGTTAGATGGTACAAAAACACATCTTCGTTTTGGTAATAAACGAGTTAATGCAACTTTGACTCTTGGTTTTTCAAATATTACTGATGCTGAAGCAGCTTTAATTCTTGAAAATTATGAGGATGTTAATTCTACTTGGGATTATGTGACTTTTACTTCTACTGATGGTGTTGCTGGTGTATCTGATAGCAAGGAGGTTGATGGTCAAACAAATCCTGCTAGTAGTCTTCAATCTTTAGTAAAAGAAGGTGGTGCTGGACTTTTATGGAGATATTCAGAGCCTCCAAAGGTTACAAGTGTCTACCTAGGAATAAGTAATGTTAGTTGTAGTTTTGTTGCTTGCCTAGATGCACCTTAGAATAAACGCAATGTTCAGATTTTAGGTCGTGGCTTTTTATAGCGGAAAAGATGGTCAGCTTTACCTAGATGACAGTAACTCTGTCTCTGCAAGGGTTGAAAGCTGGTCATTAACTGCAACTCAATCAACTCTTGATACAACCTCTCTTGGCGATACAGATCGCACTGTTATCGCTGGTTTACGCAGTATGAGTGGCAATTGCACAGTTGCTTACTACAGCGATGCAAGTGGAACTAGCGATGCACAAACATTGTTAGATAAAATTATTAAGGCAAGAACTTCTGCAAGTGTTGCAGGTGTCGCGGCTGTTTCTTCTACTGCAAAATTCAAATTAGGATTTAAAGATTATCAAGGAACAGTCAAATACATTACTGTGACTGGTGTTATTACAAATGCTGGAATCAGTAGTGCTCAAGGTGAAATTATTAAAGCTGATATTAGTTTTGAAGTTGACGGTGCTCCTAACGCTGTTTCGATCTAATGCCCATTTATGAAGGTAAAACAGGTTTTGTTGAATTACAGCGCACTTCTTTGGAGTATGCGCTGACAACAACGCTTGATACTGGCGATGTCAATACAAGTCGAAAAAGATTTTCTGTTGATTTTGCTGCGGGCAATATCATCACAGGTGACAAAATTGAAATTTCGACGAAAGACGGAAGCACCTTAGAACTTGTCAACGGTCATAGCTATCCTGATGGAATTTGGTATGTTCATGTTGATGATGTCGGAGGGATGCGTTTATATAACAGCTTTGCTCATGCAATATCTGGTGGAGCATCAAATGCGTTGACCCTTGTTGCACCTTCTTCTTCTAAAGAGATTTCATTAAAGGCAAGAAATGCTTCTTATCGACCTCTTGCTCGTGTTGAAAGTTTTGATTTTACAACACAACGAGAACAAGTGCAGATTGGGTTGTTAGGGGAAGAATTTCAACGGCAATACGAAGCAGGTCGCATTTCTGGACAAGGTTCGATGAGTTGCTTATGGGAGCATCGTTATGTTGCGACTGATTCTGATTATTCAACTAATCAAGAATTTGCTGCTTATTTAGCTCGTTTGGTACTAAGGATTCAACAGGGTGCAGATTTCTTAGGACGTTTTTTTGTTTATAAAGAATCTGCGGATTCAACAAATAATGTCTGGTATGAAGTTGAAGGTCAGGTTACGAGTTGTGTTGTTACTGTTCCAAATGTAGGAATTGTCAAAACAAATATTGATTTTGTCACTTCTGGTTCATTTCAATTGAAAGTTGGAGCAACACCTGGCTTCTTGTTACAGGAATCTACAGATTATTTATTACAAGAAGATGGAAGCAAAATTTTCTTAGAGGACGATGCGACTTAATATGTAACTATCGTTAAACTGTTAGAAAGAGAAAAAAACGAATGGCCGATCTTCAAATTAGTCAATTACCTTCCTTGGCGGAAGCGAATATTGCTGCAACAGATGAACTTGCCATCGTTGATACGAGCGCATCGGAAACGAAACGAGTAACTGCAAAAGCACTTGTTGAAAAAGGTGTTGCATTAATTGATGCTGGAAGCATCCCAGGAACAGCTCTTGCAAGTCTTGGTGCAAATACAGTTGTAACTGCAAGCATTACAGATGCAAATGTCACAACAGCCAAGATTGCAAATGAAGCTGTAACTGCAGCACAAATAGCAGATGCAACGATAACTGGAGCGAAGTTAGTTAACGCTACTGTCACTGCAACACAGATAGCTGCTAATGCGATAACTGCTTCTGAGTTAGCTGATAATGCTGTAGATACTGCTGCTCTTGCTGCAAACGCTGTAACAACTGCA